ATGAAACGTCTATGGTTACGCGGTAGGGAACTTCCAAGCCAGACGCTTCACCGTCAATTTCATGCTCAAAGCCCGGAATGTTTAATTCGCAGTAGCACTCATATATCTCGCGGTCCCTATCTTCCGCGACGTTGATATCGTCTTGGGTTCCTTGGATCGCGTTTTTCTCTCTTTGTACAGCGTCAAGTTCCTTTTGCTTGGCCTGTCCAAGGTCAACGTCCCGGTATGCGCCAATAATCTGCATTCTTTTGACAACCGTAGGACGCATAGAGATTCTGTGGGTAATACGGCGAGCATTTGAAAGGTCCGTGGCTTCATTGTTGACAATAAGGTCATCAGCATCAACCGTTTCAGAAACGGGACGGTTACGCAGGGGGCAGAAGTAAACTTTCTTAAAGGCTGACCCGCCAAAGCCCAACATGAAAAGCATCTTGTCCGTGTCAGGATAATATTCCTTCGCAGTCACGGTCAGGTAGTGGTTAAAATCCTTCTCAAGATATTCCGCCTGCTGGTCCATTTGCGGCGAATCTTGATTGCTGTCTACTCTTATTTTGACAGGCCCGTCAGTGGGCAGTAACTCTGCCCGCGCATTCGCTTGAAAGCGCAATACGGATTCCAGCAAGAGCGGGTGGCGGATACGGGACATTCCCTCAACAGGTGCGCCATCAGCCGTACCTTGCTGATTTGGAATTTCAATCTTAAGGCCCAGAAGTCGTAGACCCTGTGCGCGGTCTTCAATCCACTCCTTGCGAGAATCAATATCTTCCTCAATGCCTTTAATAAGCTGATGAGCAATCGCGGATAAGTCACTCTCGCTAATTTCTTCAGCCAAGTTGGCATACCAGCCCTCAGTTTTCTTTTTCTTAGAAGACTCAATAGGTCGCCCGTCAAGGGAAACGCTAATAGAGCCATCCCCGTGGTCAATACGGAGAACATTGCCATCAACGTCCATTTCTGGCTGATCAGCATCTTCGTCAGCATCCATTACGACAATGGTATCTTGCCCCTCCACAGAGGGTAAATCAGGTTGTTCTTGATCAAGGCGTATGTTTGGGACAAGTCCGGGCGTCAGTGCCATGTGCGGGTTCCTGTAAGAATATCCCGCGCACTATAGGCTAATTATGCTTTATTCGCAAATGCCTCGTCGTCATCCTTGTCATCGTAATCAAGGTCAGGCTTGGTCAGCGCGTCAAGCATGCGCATCAGTTCCAACCTCAATTCATCCTTTGTGTCGCCCCAAGGCTTCACAGGATTTGATGTCATGCCCTGAACATTGCCGTTATTGTCGTAAAAAACCTCGTGAATGGCGTATCCAACGTCTGGATCGCCAAACAAATTGCGGGTTTCGTACTTAACTACCCGGTGATTCCACGTCATCATTTTGCGTCTCCTTTAAAGACGCTTGCTTATTTACACGATATGCAAATCACCGTCAAGTGAACCTGCTAGTGCTTGTATAAAACTTACCGCAACGTGCCGCTTTACACGATATTCGTGGTATTTGTTGTCTATAATCATAACAATTTTGATATATCCGTCGCCCAAATCCTTGGTAACGACGGAGTTAATTGTCTTTAATTCATCACTCATATGCCAATCAGCCCACAATAGCCGTAGTCGTCGCTGTATATCATGTCATTTTCGTCTTCTTCATAGTAACTGGCCCACCGCCACGCCGCGCAGTATTCTGAAACGCAAGGCTTTCCAAGGATTTGCCCGTCAATAACGACTTCTTTGCCGGGTATGCCATTGCCTCTTCCAAAGGGACAAATTACCTTGGACATTTCCTCTGGCGTCATAAAGTGGGGGTTGTCTGCCATTTAATTGCTCCCCTCGAACAAAAAACCCACTGGCTCACCCGTCTCATCGTCTAATATTTCCAACTCAAACACGCGGTCTGTTGGGATGTAAGCAATAAGCAGGCTTTCAGGAAACGGGTCTTCCTCAGTTCTAGGCACGTTGTTATAAAAAGCAATTCTGCCGTCGTAGACGCTGCACGAATCAGCCTTGACCGTCTTGTGGGTGTGGCCGGAATGATCATACGGATTGAGTGTTATTGACCAAGTATGCTTAGGCATTATACTCTCCTGTGGTTAATTTTTTACATAGCATGCAATTAGACGGGATACAATGGCTGGCTTTCCCTACTTCCCCGGAACATATTATTTCCCGCAAGTTCAGCGGTCCGCTCAGCGCCACGCTGAAGCATTCCTGTCCCGCGCAGCCAATTTAGCGCCTGCGTTACCGTATCGTGTAAGTCATCATGTTTTCCCTTGGGAAATGTGGCGCATTGAGCCACGACCATCTCAGCCCAAACACGGAAAACATCGCCGCCAGCATCCGTTGGCGCCACAATCATCCCCTCAGAAAACAGATGTTGAACGGAATAGGTTCTGGCGACCTTATCCATCCCCTTAGGGTCAATTAATCTGACGCCGTAATTTTCGTAGCCAAATAACCGTCGCAGTTCTTGGCTGACGGAAATGCCGGACGCCTTGTTTTCAATCAGCAGGTAGTCAATCTTCCATTCACGGGCAGACTGTCCTATTTTGTTGACAAGTTCATGAAGTTCCATGCGCCCCTGCCACGCATGCATAAGAATTGCCTTTGGCACGTCAGCTTCGCGGTCTTCCGCAGAGATACGCTGCCAGTTTCCCGTCATGTCTGCGCCAATTACGCCAGATGCCGGGCCAGCGTCACGGTATACGCCCCATATTGTGCAGGCAGAAAAGTCGCCCTCAAACTCTTTGGCGCCAAATGCCGTATCAACAGACGCTATGACTATTTCTAGATTGTGTGGAAACTTTTCTTTAGTCCACTCGCCCCACCATTCTCGTTTAATAATACCACCGCCTGCTGGCTCTGGACGCTGCTGCAACTGACCCGCCGCCGCATAGGGGCCAAGGGTCTTCTCAAGCAATGTAACTTCTTCATCTCCAAACCGCTCAGGCCAAAGTAGCTGACCCTCCTCCGTTCTTTGGTCAGTCCAGACCACTGGCTCGCCGTCATTAAACTCTGCGGGAACAAGAACATTGTACGTCCTCCGTGCAGTTTCAAATCTCATTGGCAAGCAAAGGTGCGTCCACTCACCAATGTCCTTGGATAGAATATGCCCCGTAACGTCGTTCTCTGACAAGCGTTGTTGAATAACTATTTTGACACCCCGCTTGGGGTCATTAAGGCGGGTGGACCACGCCATGTCCCACCACTCAATCGTGGACGCCACAATTGCTTCAGAATTAGCTTCCTGAGCATTGTTAGGATCGTCCGCAATCAAATAATTACCGCCAAGACCCGTTGTGGCTGATCCAACTGACACTGTGTTACGTATACCGTTCTTGTCATTCTGAAAGCGCGTTTTGGTGTTTTGATCGCCAACAAGTCTAAACCTGTCGCCCCACAATGTCTGATACCATTTGCTTTCAATAAGGCGCCTGCACTTCACAGAATCTTGCACAGATAAACCCATCGCATAGGAGGAGTGCAAAAATTGCATTCCCGGACCAGAAGTTGGCGACGAAATGCTTTGAGTCCATACCCAAGCTGGGAACATAGTCCCAGTAATAGTGGATTTTGAGAATCTAGGCGGCACGTTAATGATTAAATTCCTAATATAACCATCAGCACAAGCTTGTAAATGTTCGCAAATAGCTTGCAACGCAAAGCCGCCCTCAGCAAAGGGCGCGGAGTCAATCTCACGCCACGCCCTCTGGGTGAAGTTATACAAGCTTTCCTCGTAGTTAGCAGCTTTTAGCTTCCTACGCAGGATTTTCGCTTCGCCTTCAGATAGATTATTTACATCAAATGTCATGGAAACAGTTTACGCCCCATGAAAAACTATATCAAGCGGCGGCGTCTACAACCTTTTTAGGCCTCATGTCTTTTAACCGTTTCAATGCGCTGTCAGGGTAGGCGCGGCTGATGTGCATAATTGATCCAAGTTGCTCCACCTTCCTGCGGCGGTCTATGTATTTGCCCAAATCGTGGCTAATTAAGTCTTGTTCAATGTCACGCATAACCCCAACAGTTTTGTTTATTGCTGACATGACAGACTGATAATCCGTTTCCTCCGCATGAGAGGCGCGAATAAGGTTTTCCGCCGCCTTTTCCGCCCGTGTCTGCGGAATACCCACGTCTTTGGGCTTTGGCCGCATGTTAAACTCGTCCAAATAGGCATATACAAGATCGTTAAGGGTTGTTAACGCCTCAACGCCAACCAATGCTTGTGTCATTTTACCACCTTTAATTTAACTTTTGTTTTAAAACTTGCAGGTTTGGCATCTAGTGCCTGATTTGCAATATCTTTGCTGTCTGCATTGTATTGTGAACGGGATATTTGGGACAATGCTTCATGCATGGTTTTTACTTCATCCATCATCTCATGGATAAAATCCGCCACATGGTCTAGACTAGCGTATCTGCATTGTAGACACAAATCCCAGTAATCAGGCCAGCGTTTCGTCATTGTCCCCGCCTAACAGTTCGCGCATATCCAGCCAAAGTTCCACAAACTTATCGCGCAAGTTTTCATATTGCCGTATTTCTGCAAGATACTCATCAAGTAAATCAGCGGCTTGCCACTCAAGCGTCGTTTCTTTAGGCCACGTTGAAATACCCGTTTTAGGGTCACGTTCAACATGTTCACATTCTTCAGCTTGCTGACGCAAAGCTTTTTTAATGTCGCTTGGGAAAACATACTTTGGCGGGTGCGGTTTAAAGTTACCATTTGCCACAGCTTCCTTAGCTTGTTCCAAAAGCCACGAATCATACCATTCTTGAATCTTACCCATCACTCATTCTCCTTCAGCGCAAATGCCATTCTAATTTAATTACATCATCCCATGCTATAAACCATCCGCCGTCATGGGACACAAATTCAAATTTCCAAAAACTAAATTCCATCACTCACCCTCCTACAATTTTAAATGCATACACACGCAATGAAAATGAACCATCCCCATCCATCTGCCCCGCGCATTGCGGTAACAGCCGCGCAAACAAGGGCAACACAGGCGACAAGGTGCTTATCTGCCATCACTCACCCTCCTTCAGTGCGGCAATCGCAATATCTGCAAGTGATTCTACAAGCATCCATATTTCATAATCTTGCAAATCGCTTTGTCTTAAAAAAGTTTTGATTGGCAATGGGTCTTTGATATTGCGTCGTATGTTTGCCTTGAAAGCAATGCGCCGCAAATCTTCCCTCAACCGTTCAATCTCTTTGTCTTGCTTCTCAATTACCCGCTCTAAATCTTTAATAACTTCATCTTGCGTCCAGTCTCTCGCCATGACAGTCTCCCATGTCGGTTAGTCGGTTATTTATCGTCGTTTTGTTGATTATTTATCATCATGCCTATCGGGGTAAAGAATATCCAACAAAATACTACGCGCTTCTTTTGCACGTTCTTTGATGTGGATGTTCTTGCCTAATAGCGTGTTTATTTTTTCCAATGCTTCACGGGTCAAAGCCATATCAAGACGCAAACGCTCAATCTCATTGGCGGCTTTTTGAAACGCATCCCAATAAAGGCGGGATTCTTTCCGCAAACGCTCAATCTCGTCGGCGGCTTCATTCGTAAGCGCAGTCTCGTCCTCGCTCGTATGTATCCGCCACCGCAACCGTTCTACTATATCATCCATCACTCACCCTCCTTCAGTGCGGCTTGCTGATGAAAAGACAAATCTTTTCCTTGTAAAAGCCTTCTTATGGCCGCGCATTTAACACAGCGCACAATCCACCCCCATTTTTTTCTTTGAAAATATCCTTTTCCAACACCAACATTGCAGCGGCAGTCAATGCAATCACCAGCGTATTTATTTCGCATCACTCACCCTCCTTCAGTGCGGCAAGTTTTTTCTGATAGTATTGTCCTTGCTTAATATACATGGCGCATATCTTTTTGTTTGCTTCCATTTTCATAACGTCTAATTTCAATTTGTAATATTCTTCTAAATCTTTTGTTTGTTTGTATAAACCTATTGCAAACGCAATTAGCGGACCAATACCAAATATAATGTAAACCAAAATTGGCAAATAATCACCATATCCTGTTGTTCTAAGCCATTCTTCCATCACCACTGCACCTCCCCGTTAATTACAACCTGCACATACCACCTGTCGCCGCTGTCGTTCTCCCACAGCGCACATATGTTGTCGCCGTCCCGCTCATGGCGGACTATCCATTTCCTCATAACTTCCTCATTTTAACTACAACACATTCATCTAACACAGACACACCATCTGGCAGGCCATAATACACTTCCCAGCTTGGCAACTTAGCCCGATAAAGCCGCGCCCACACGTAGCAATAATCATGGACGGTATGCATGCCACCGATCACGCGCATGGTCATTTCAATTCATCCAACAAATAAATCATATCGTTACAGTGAATAGCGCCTTCCGGGACATGATTGCCTTCATCAATGCGGATCAGCATCCATTGCCCCATGCCGGGCATTACATAAACCGTTCCATATGCGTCAGGGATAGGCTCTTCTGGCCTGTTATTATGCTTATACCAATAATAATTGATCTGTTTCATTTTGGCGGCTCCGGTAATAAAGGTAAATTAAATTCATTTAGAATTTCGTTGCATAACAATCGTAACTTTGAATGCAAGTTTCCCTTATACTTTTCCTTGCGGATGTCTTCTGGTGTAAACAGAACGCGCCATCCTCCAATTAACGGTTTATAAGACACCCAAAAACCAAAATGCAAATTGCCGTCTTCTTTTAATTGAATGTCAGTTTCTGCATTTTCCCCCAACGCTGGCTTTAAGTGAAAATATTCAAAACCTCTTACACCCGGTAAAATTAAATCTTTTATTTCTTGCATTGTTTTCATTTTGGCCCCTCAGGTAATGGCATCCAATGGGTGGGCGTATAATCATCAGTCATCAATACACGACCAACTTCATTCCAATCGTATGTCCACCAACCAGTTTCTGAAGGATCATCTTCATCCTCAAGCCAAAAAGCGGCATGAACACACTGCGTATCAATATGAATGTACATGACAATAATATCTGTTCCATCCTTTGGTGCTGTTTCTATTGGTTGCCATTCATTCATGACCGCACCATCCCGCAATAACCATGTGTTGTGCTGTAATCATGTGGACCCATTATGTTATTTTCAACGCGATATTCTGGTTCTTTTAATTTCCCCCACCGCCAAGCCATGCACTTTGGGCCGTCACACCAAATGCTCATTTGATTTGGTTTATGGGGGCAGATTTTTTCTTTAGCCTCTTCAGGCGTCACATAATGTGGGTTGTCAGTCATTGTGGTTCCTCCGGCAATTCCATCCAATGGGTTAAAGTTAATTTTGAACCTTTGGAGTTACAAATCCATGCATCGTTTTTGTCCCATTTACCCCATTTAACCAGATAAAAATGTTTTCGTTTTTTATTGTATCCCATAATTATCGTGCCATCCGTTGGTGCTGTTTCTATCGGTTGCCATATCATTTCGGTAACTCCGGTAATTCCATCCACCATTTAGGTTCAAACCATACATCCCACGCCCACTCCGGCGATGGGCGCGACTCTTCCGGCCATATTTCGTGGGTCTCCCAATATCCTGAGTCCACCCATTCATTTCCCTCCTCATCCCTGCCGCCAAGTAAAATCATACGATCCTTTGGGGCTGTATCCATAGTTTGCCATTCAACCATTGTTGCCTCCTAATGCTTTAGTAATATCAAGACTAACCTGCGGCATACTCATGCCACCGTTGTCGCCGCCCAATTCCGCATAACCTTCAATATCATCCCAGTGGTCGCGATAATTCTGATCGCCTGATAAGATACGGGCAATCTTCATCGCAATGAGTTCCAAGGCTTCCCGTTGCGTATCCTTTAATGCTTCCCAGTTCTTTCCAACGGACATTACGCCCTTCAATGCTTGGCTGATGTTGGCGGTGTCGCGATAGTTGCCGTGGGTCTTCTGCTTCGTCGTATCCATTTTCTTTTCCTTTCACACAAAATTTCTGCTTGTTTGTTTAATGTAACTCTCA